ACCATCTTGCTCATCTTCAAAAGGTGATTTTTGATTTCTTGCGTAACGCAAAGCTCTGTTTTCTCCTGTGCTATCATCGAAGTGTAGAAGACTACTTCTTTTAGAATTGTGTGATGATAACATGTATGCTAACGGTGTGTTGTTAGACATTAGTCTGTAGTTCTTAGCTACAAATTGTTTTGATTTTTTTGCCATTTTATTATATATTAAATTAAAATTAAAAAAAAGGGGAGGAGTTTAACCCTCCCCCTAATTACTTACTTAGTCTTGGAATAAGAAGAAGTTGTTAGCACCTAAAGTACAACAAGCTCTCTCACTCAAGAAGTTTACTTGCATTGCATCCAAGTCAGAAGTTCTTGCTCCACCAGCAGAACCAGTGATCCAAGTTTTGTATCTTCTGTCTTCAGCTTCTGAAGCTCTATATCTAACATGCAAGAATGGTCTTTTAGCATTCTTACCTAAGATTTGGTCATATACAGAAGTAGATCCAGCTGGAACTAATAGTCCGCTAATTCCACCACCTACGATATCACCTCTCATAGTTGCATCGTTTAGATACTTCCAGTCAGACTTGTAGAAGTCATAACCTCTTCTGAAACCTGTGAATCCAAGATTCAAAGCCATATCCTCATCATTGTCAAATAGACCATATGAAGTACCACCAGCTCCGTAAGAGTTTTGAGCAGCTAACATATCATCAATATCAAATGAGAACTGACGGTCTACGAAAAGAACATTCTCTTCGATAGCACCTTGCTTATCTAATCTCTGAATAACTGTATCGAATCCAGCAAGTGTTGTTGGGTTACCACCGCCCCATACATTTCCTCGTGTACCTACTACATAGAATACACCTTCAGAACCAGCGTTGATTGTACCAGCGGCTGGAGCTGATGTAGAAAGAGCAGCTTCTGCACCAGAACCTGGAGCAGCTGGAACAGCTTCGATCATTGCAGTTTCAAGATAATCTTCGAATCTCAATCTTGTTTCATGCTCAGACTTCAAATACCATAGGTATCCTGATCCGCCATTTTCTGTAGAGATTTCTACCCAACCAATTTGAGCCATGTCAGAACCACTTACTTCGTAAGTATCCTTAATGATAATTGGTTTGTTGTCAAAGAATACATCGTTTGCTTCTAATGAATCATTCATTCCTGGAGTTCCTTTTGCAAATTCAGATCCGTAAATCATTACAGATAAGTTTGTTGCAGCTGGAACAACACCAGCGATTTCATAATAAGAAGCAGTAAATGTGTTCTGAGTCACAGCAGTTACTACAGCTTTATTGCTAAGTGCAGATCCTGGAGTGTTGTCAGAAATGAAAACCGTTTGTCCAATTCTAACTGCAATGTTAGAACCAGCTGGAGTAAGCGGATCATTTACTGTAAATACACCAGCAGTACCACCAGCCGCAGCTACTGTTACTTGTGTGTATTTTGTGTGTAGTCTACCTTGTTCAGCCCATTTAATCATGTCTGAGTTTGAAGGCATTTCAGCACCCACCATTCTTAAGAATGATGCTACTGTTCTGTTACCATATCTTTCGAATTCTTTCTCGTAAGTATCAGGAAGATACTGATTCAAGAAGTCGAAGTTGGTAATGTAATTTGTAGGAAGTGCAACTCTTTCCGATGAAGGTTGTAGTTGAAATCCTGGGTTTGCTAATACTGGCATTTCTTTTAATTTTTAAATTATCAACTTTTTTTAATACTTCTAATCTTGAGTCCTCGTCCACTACTCGTGTCACCTACCGCTCTGATTTTTAATCCATCTTTGCTCATTGTGGTTGGTGTCTTTCTCATCTCCATATTTATGTTCTTAGATTTTTTACTTACTTCATCTACAGTGGATGTTACTCCTTGATTGTAGAAGAACTCTGCAAACTTATCTAAGTTCATAGCAACAGACATAGCTCGATGGTATCCTTCAGCATCTTTAATCATTCCTGTCTCCTCATCCATGTATTTACCCACGAAATTGTTGACATCAGATTGTCGACTCTTCAATTCATTTCCATCACCAGGTTTGAATGTAAACTTTTTCTCTCCGACATTGAACTCAAAACCTTTGAACTCATCGTTAAAAACCTCATTGGTTTTATCCAAGAAATAATCATACCTTCTTTTCTGTGCTTCTTGAGCAGTCTTTGATTCCTCAATATAACTTCTATAACTTTCGAATTTCTCTTTGTCTTCAGATGATAACCCACCCCCACTTGACTCAAGAGGAGTTTTATACTTATCTCGTTGTTCATTAAGATACTTCTTAGCTTTAACAAGTTCTCTTTTTTTGGCTAATTGCTTTTTCTTAATATCTTTCGGATCATCTAACTCTTCGTCAAAGCTAAACTTATCCTCCATAATACTTTGAATATCATCACTATCCAAACCTTCTTCGGTTGAATTGTAATAAGCTCTTAGCACTTGGTCACTGTCCATTTCATCATAGTCCTTTTGCAATTTGTAAAAGTCCTCAATTCCACGACCAGTGTCTTTCTTGTATTTTAAATATGCAGCAACATCTTCTGGTAAATCTTCATTTGATTCTTTAGCGTCAAATAATTGATCTACTGATTCAATGTTTTTGTCATATCTATTTTTAATATATGAAAGAACATCTGCATCATTTAACTCTGATGCTGGAGTTTTATCTTCATTAGAAGTTTCTTTCAGCTCTACCTTTTCTGCTTCTTCTTCTTTTGGTTTAGCGTCATCAAACTTCTCTTCATGTTTATCTAACAACTCTTGCTCAACTTCTGCACGAGATTTCTCTTCTCCAGATACTTCTCTTACAGTGAACTGTTGTTCTTGTGTTTCTTTTTTATTCTCTTCCATTTTATTTAATTTAATTTGTACAAAGTTAATATATTATTTCTTGTTTATTTAAGGTCTACCTTGGGTTAAATTCAGCAAGATCAAAACCATCTAAACTGTCTTCGTTAGACTCAAAGTTTATTGGAGGGCCTCCAGTTTTTCTTTGAGTAATCATTTTAGATTGTTGAGTGTTGGCTTCAGCTATTCTTTTAGATTTACCATCTTCTCTTTGTTTCTCTCGCATATCTACTTGCTGCTGCTCCATACCCCTTAACTGCATATTGTAGTTAAACTCAACATCCATTAATCTTCTTTTTAGTTCAGCTTCATTGTTTTGCTTTTCCATCTCAAACTGTATCTCTGCTTGTTTGATTTGAATCTTAGCTTGTATCTCAGCTTGAGTTTGTTGCATCTTAGCTTGAGCAGCTTGTTGCTGAACTTGCATTTGTTGCTGACCTTGCATAGCTTGAGCTTGTTGTTTTTGTTGTTGCTCTTGCTCTTGCTTTTGTTTTCTCTTAACTTTTAATAGCTGGTTAGCCATCTTTAAATTATTAAGAGTTCTAATATCAATAGCGTCTTCTAAATCAATGCCACCCTTTTGTAAAGCCATTTGAATGTTTTGTTCAAGTTGTGCTTTCTCTTCTTCATCAGGTGTCATTTCAATATATATACCAAAATCATATAGGTAAAGGTTTTTAATCTCTTCTAAAATACCTAAGTTATACTTACCTATTTGCATTGCAAACTCATCTCTAAAGTCTGCATACTCTAAAATATCCGCAGTTCTTATAGATAATGCTTCAGCTAAAGTTCTTGTTATATATAAACTTGATTGGAGAATATGTCTTGTAGCTACATTAGAATTAAGTGCAGCTAATTTTTGTACACCAACTAATGAATTAGGATCTGGTGTAGAAGCATCTCTGGCTTCATTAAGCCCTGTTACTTGTCGTAACATATTTAGATAGTGATTATAGTTACCTATAAGCATTTGCATTTTGCTACCACCACTATTAGATGTTAACTGAGAGATAGGAACTTTAGCATTATTAAATTCACCATCTTGTGTATACGACCTACCCACAACACTACCTGTTTGGAAATAAAGTCTTAATGCATCTGAAGGATCATAAGCATTACCTGTACCTAAATCTACTTCACTTAATCCATCCGCATCTATAAATACACCATCAGGTACAACTTTAGAAACTACTTGTTGTATTTTTAAGTGAGTCATTTGAATTAAATCAGCAAAAGGTATCATCCTTCTAACTAAAGAATCTAATGCTCCTTTATACATTCTTGGTGCACATGCTACATAATTAGGCATAGCAAATTGATTAGCAGAATTAGGGCGAACCATATTCTCCATCAATTCCCACTTCAATAAAAGGTTACTACCCATAACCATTACACCATCATACCAAACATCTATTCTCTTTTCAACTCTTTCAAAGTTTCCTTCATCCATCATTTCTTGTGGTGGATTAAACTCATCGGTTTTTTCTACAGTCTTAAATGTTCCTTCAGCTAATTGTTTCTTTTTGTAAACAAAACTGTTTGTGCTTTTGTAATTAAAAAACAATAATGTACAAGTATCTCTTGCAAACATACTGTTCTCATACATTGCAGCTACATTATAATAATCATACCACGACTGACTGTACTTAGATATTTCATCTAAATCCTCTTCTGTTAAGTCTGGGTTTATTTTTAAAACTTCTGTAATTGGAACTGTTTTAATTTCACCCCAATAAAAACAATCCTTAAAGTAAGGATCTTCAGTATAACTATAAACAACATTAGCTGGATCAACATACTCTACACGAATACCATCACCTTGCTGAAACATATGTTTAGTCATACCTATACCTAAAGTAGCTAAATCCATATCCACTCTTTTACGAGTATCTTGATAATGGTTTTCTTCAAGCATAGTATTAATAGCAATCTCATTAGCAATTTCTATAGATGGCTTATAATTTAATTGCATATAAAGCTCCATCTCAGAATCACTTTGTGGTAATGTTTTAGGATCAACCTGAAACACTTCCATTTGAAAATCCTTTTCTACTTGATGAAATAAATCTTGAGCAGCAACATTAACCTCAACCATCTTTTGGAATTGGTTTCTTTTCTCGGCTGACATAGCATCTGAAGCTACACAGTTTACTTTGAATAATCTATCAGCCATACCGTTAACAACGATATCTACAAACTTGGGAATAATAGGTATAGGAGTCCAATCTAAATTTAAGTAAGACAAATCACCGTCTACTGCTAATTCTTCTTTGTATTTTGCTATTGACTGCTCTCCTCTTGCGTATAACCTGAGTCGGTTAAATTCCGTCCATTGATTGTAGAATCTACAACTCATGCCATCCTTTCTGAACCACTCGTATTGTATAGCTTGACCTACCTGTAATCCGAACTCTTTTGTAGCTTTCGTAGAATCAGACACAAATTGATCAGGAAATGCAGCAGACTGTATATCTATTTGGACTGCTTTCATGTAATTATTTTACTTTGAGTACTCTTATTATTATATCTCGCAAAGTTAATACTTATTTTTGATTTTGGTTTAGACGGTGTGTATAAGTGCTTTTGTGTAGCCATTATCGCTAAACCTGAACTAATAGCGGCATCAAACTTTGTTCTCTTTGTTATATCGAATTTTGCCCAGTCCTCTAATGTTCTACCAAAATACATAGAACCCATATCTCCTGAATCTCTATAAGTACCTTCAAAATCAATACCAACATATTTTTCTATATACGATTCTATGGCAGATGCGTGAGACTGTTTTACATCTTCTGAACTGTTAGGTATTCCCCCAAGTTCTCTTTCTGTTTTAGAAAGTTTATTATATACTTTGTCAGGCCTATTCATTGAATAACCTCTATATCCTCTATTCTTTAAATGATATAGTAATCTTGGTTTATTGTTCTCACACAATATAGGCATACCGTAAAAAACCAAAGCCATTAAAACTTCTTCAAAAAATATCTCTGCTGTTTGTGGTCTTGCTATGTATTCTAAAAAGAATTCATTACTTGGTGCTTCATCCATATTAAATTTAGTTAGACCATGTAATGCACCATTAGATCCTTTACCAACAACAACACCAGATATATCATAACTATCACATCCAAATGCACCCAGATGTTCGTTGCCTGGTTTCTTCATACCACGCTCAACAACCTGTCTATTTTGTAAATGAGCTGGAGGCATCCATGTACAAAGAAACCTACCGTTTTTATTTGGTGTCCAAATTACTTTAGTATCCTTTATACCATCTTTCCAGTGAAACGATCCTCTGGTTACATGGTGTGACATAATTAAAGAATCATTGTAATCTATTTGCTGATATATCTTAGTTAGATTAAATAAAGATTGTTTACTTTCATCTCTAAATGCGTGTGATTCTGTTCTTGGGAATTGTCTATAAAACTCATTTAAAGCATCAGGATCTTGTGATAAAGACTCTACTTCATTTTCCCAATAATCTATAGCCCCCATTGTTATATCTTCTCCATCAATTCCTATGATAGTTTTAATAGGTGTTTTTAATACAGGCATACCATACCTATCTATATAACCCTCAAAGTTCCATTCCATAGGAATGAACAGGCAATATAATCCGCTTTTAGTTTGACCGTTAGCGTTTCTCTCACTCGGCATAGAGTCATTGTATAATTTTTTAAAATTATCACCACCCTTATCCAAAGCATTAGATGTAGATCCCATCATACACTTACCGATAATCTTACTACCTAATCTTAAACAAGTCTTTGTAACTCTCCAGTTGTTTAATATATTATCTGGCTTTTCCCATTTACCACTTTCATCATGTAATAGTAGTTGTAGTTTCTCACCATCATAACTATTATCTCCAGTGTTCTTCCAGTCAATAGTAGTGTCTAATCCTTCAAGCTCCTCATCAGCAATACTATGCATATTCTTTTTAGTAATCTTAGATGCTGGAACTCTATATGCTAATTCTGTTTTAGGTTTATCCATACCATCTTGTATGGGTTTAAAAAAGAAAGGGTAGTTATTAGATATAGGAACTACCTTATCAGTAAACATTTTTTTAGCATCCGAACCTGTCTTAGATAATATACCTATACGAGCATCCTTAGTAATAGTTGCTTGGTTGACTCCTTCAGAAGAACTCATAAAAGAAAATCCAGATCGTCTTATCTTTAAATAACACATTCCAAAACTTCTTTTATCTGCTTTACATGCTTCCCAAAAAATATAGAACACTCTATTTGCTTCTCTAAAATCAGGATTACCTACATCAATCTTTGTCCATTGTAAATACATATAGTGTGTTCCTGTAATGTATGTAGGAACTCCTTTATTCATGAACCAATGTCCCTGTTCTCTTCTGTCAAACTCTTCTTCAATATACTCTACCCATTGAGACTTAAATACATCAGGAGTATCGTGCCATTGAAGGATTCCCAGTATTGGTCTTCCTTTTTATTAGCCCTACTATATACATTTTTAGGGGGTTTAGGTAAAGCAATCTTTAAACCATTGACATCAATAATAGTTTCAATCTGACCTGTTTTAGATATTACAACAATGTCATACTTTTCATTATAACCATACACCCAACTTCTTGCTCTATTTTTATTTGTTAAAACAGATTTAGGTATATGATTATTTATTGTTTTGTATAAACTATTTTGATCTTGATTCTGCAAATCCTTTTAATGTATTAGTTTTCTTTTCAGCTACATCTCCATTTAACATAGCTCTTTCTTCATCTATTTTTTTTATAATTTCAAACGCATCCATTATGCAAAGTTTTTTAGTAGCAGCAGCGTTCTTTAATCTATCAGCAGCAAGTTCATCATCTTTTTCATATTTAATAATATCTTCTTTAGCCACCTTTATAAGTTGTTGAACAGCTTTCTCTCCAGCTTCTATAATACTTTCTTTTAATTTCTTCGTATCCATTATTTAAATTTATAAAACATTACATATACTTCCCTTCCCTCTTTCCAAGATCTATTAGGATATTTACTATGGAAATAGTTAGAAGGATAAGATACAAGTCTGTTTTGTTCATAACCAAGTACAGATGTTAGTCTCCACTTATTTAACATTTCAGCATCTTCCGTAAGCAATAAATCAAATTCTTTATCGCTAATATCCATGGGTAGTTTATCACCATATATATCATGTTCCCACAAAGCAGTTCCATTTAACTCTTCTAATTCTCTTGGTGACATATAAAGAACTAAAGCTCTATCTGGCTGTTCTCCATTTATTTTTGCGTCTGCATGTATTCTCCAGCTTGTATCTAAATCATCATTAGACATTCTAAAGAAACTTAATATATTGTATAACTCTTTTCCTTCAAAGTTAGACAGCTTACTTAATACATAATCATCAAATGCTTTCGGTGACTCTTGAGTATAGAAGTGTTTTTCACCCACCTTTCTATCAAGCCATTTACCTTTTTTTAAATAGTCAGTAGCTATTTTAAATAAATCTTTATCTACGAAATCATCTAATATATATATCATAAAGTCATGGTTATATTATTAGTAAACATTCGATATAGCTTTTCCCCTTCCACTTGAAAAGGATATTCACTACCAGGAGTGAATGATATCTCATCTCCTTGTTTTACACCTAAATCCAACAACTCTTGATTAATATATTTTATTTTACCAAACAGAGGTTCTTCTCCTCCTGGTTTAAATATGTATGAGTCCTTTATATCTACAGGTTCAACAAAACAATACTTTCCCCAAGCATTCCATTCTTTACCATTATGATACATATAAAATTGTTCTTGGTCTACTAAGAACAAATTTTCTTTTAAATAACTTCTTCCGCTTTTTCTTCTACCCTTCATATCGTTGTAGAATTTAAAAACATTGTGATGCACTAATAAAGTATCACCCTTTTTAATAGGGCCTTTATATCCAATAGGAGTTTCAACAACTATTGCAAAACGATTAGATGCGGTATGATCTTCCTCAGAAACACTGGTAATAAAATTAACTCCACCAATCTCTTTCTGATTATCATACCTCCTGTCGTTAACTGGAGTTACAATAAAGCAGTATGGAGATTTCATTAGAAGTTTATATTATATTCTACAGATATTGGTAGGGTATTTAAAAACTCTTTCCACACAAAAACTTTTTCGTCTTTCTGTACCCAGATTCTAAAAGATTCTTTTTGTGCTTGTATAAGGTGTATGGTGTGAGAACCTCCTAAGACCTCTTGTCCTTTAATGTAGTGCATTCCTGTTTTGTAGTCTGCACCAACTGATATTTTTCTAATGTCCATTTCATTTTATTTAATTATTTTATACTACATATAGCCTCTCCAATTCAATATCAATCTGTCCTGAGAACTTAAATAAAGAAGTTGCAGTTGTCGTTACAGCCATCATAATAGCCTCATCTTGTCCTAATCTCTTATCTGATGTAGGTATTCCTGATAAATCCATTTGACAACAATTCATATCATTATATAAACCAGCTGTTTGTATAAGAGTACAACTACCCATTAATGTCCATGTTACAACATCTGCTTCATTATTACATATGGCTCTTTTATAAAGATTTACAGTTAGATTTTTTATATCCATAGCTAACCGTACATTAACCGTACACAACTCATAAAACTCATTAGATGTACATGGGCCATTTGATCCAGGTGAAGCCCACAAGATTGAGTTCATAATTCTTCCTCCATTGCTTGGATTAGTTATTGTAGGATCAAAAATATTATAACCTATCAAATCGTTAGACATTATTGTGTTAGGAGGAAGAGGGGCTGTAGGATCGCAAGGATCTTCGAAAAGCCAAAAGTCTTTGTTTGGATCTTGTTTTGTTAGACCAGCATTAGGACTATAAAACTTTCTACTTCTAAAAATAGTATTATTTCCACTACCACCACCAGAAGCTGCGATAGTAACTGAACCAGTGCTTTGATTTATATTAATTCCAGCACCAGCAACAATTTCTGTTACACCAGTGTTGGTGATTGTAAGAGTATCAACATTACTTGTTGTGGTTTGTATACCAGTTCCTCCTAAGACATCAAGTTTATCCTGATCACTAATAGTTTGAGTTGGGCCTCCATCAGCTGTAACATCAAAAGATGTCATACCACCACCACCGCCACCAGAAGATGCGATAGTTATTTCATTAGAACCATTGTCTGTTAAGGTAATATTAGCACCAGCTACTAATTTTACTATATCAGTATTAGCTGGATTACTTTGTAGATAAGTCATATCTACATTAGAACCGTTTTGTGCACTGGTAAATGTTGCAGATCCACCTACTGTTCCGTTAGAAGCAGCGGTAATCTGTCCTTGAGCATTTACTGTGATATCAGCATTTGTGTAAGCCCCAGCCACTACCCCTGTATTAGCTAAAGTATAAGTAACAGTATCTACCGCTGTAACAGCAGATGTTAATCCTGTTCCAGCTAAGAAGAAAACACTATCACCATCAGTAACACCTTGGGTTGCTCCAGCACCATCTTCTATCTTAAATGAACTCATAGATCCACCACCACCAGTAGCGTCAAGTGTTATTGAACTTCCAGTATCAGTAATGGTAATATTAGTACCAGCAATAATCTGAACATTATCTATTGTGCCATCACTACCTATTAAACTTAGGGTTGAATTGTTTCCGTTCTGTTGTGATGATAAATCATATGTTGTGTCTGTTGGAGTAGCTCCACTACTAATAGCAGATACATGGCCATACTGATCAACTGTAACGGTTGCATAAGTAAATTGTCCAGCTGGGCCTGTACCAAGAGCGTGGTGTATCTCTACGGTATCTACCGCCATTGCCTTAGTGTAAATAGGATTGTTACCTACTTGACCTGTAAAAGTAAGTATATCATTATTTACTATTGGTAGGTTAGCACCACTATCAGCTCTTACATCAAAAGTACTCATTCCTCCAGGTGCATTCACCCATGTTATAGAGTTACCATTTGATTGTAGTATTTGACCAGCAGCTCCTGTTCCATTGTTAGCTACTATGAATCCAGGAGTCATAGAAGGTGCGGTTATATTTGCTGCACCTGTTAATATGATATTATTATTTGAGGTATTACCAACAGTTAAGGTATCATCTAAATCACAACACTTTAGAGAAGGTGTAGTCCACTCAACTCCTGTTGCTGTTGCTGTTAAATAATCACCCACATTACCTACTGATGCATTTGCACTAATTGTAGTGTTCGTTCCTAAAACTAAACTTCCTGATAAATCAATAAGACCTGTTAGATTAATATCTTGTACAGCTGTATTACCAGCATCTAAAACCTCTTGAAGTGTCGATGCTCCTGTATTATTTATCCAAGCAACTCCAGCTCCAGTTGAGCTAAGGATTTGACCAGCAACTCCAACTAATCCGTTGTTGTCTTCTATTGGCCCATCAACATCTAAAGTTCCAGAGAAAGTATTTGTTCCACTCCATGTATTTGCACCTGAAGATTGGATTAATGCATTAGCATCAAAGGTTGTGCTACTCGGCCCTTCAAAGTTAATGCCTACACCTATAGCGGTATTACCAGCTGTTAAAGTTCCCTGAATAGTACAGCAATTTGCTAAGGCTGGATCAGCCCAAACTATTTGTGCACCATCCCAAGTTAATACTTGACCAGGAGCACCGAATGTTCCTGTAGCATCATCAATAGTAGTACCTGGTGCTATATTAATAGAACCTGATCCATCAATAACAAGATCAGTTCCGTTTGTCATTGAAAGAGTTTGGTTTGCACCTGACATTAATATACTTCCAGTAGTCAGTATATCTGTTCCGCCAGTTGTGTTACCAACTGCAAGTGTATCTTTTAATGAACAACAATTTGCCGCAGCTGGTGATGTCCAAGTAGCACATGCTCCTATACCTTGTGATGTTAAAACATCGCCAGGAGCACCAACGCTACCAGATAAAAATATTTGACATAAGTCAAGGTAGCCGACTCCAGGGCCACCAAACAATTCAATATGACCAGTTAAGTTAATATCTTGTGTGGCAGCATTACCTGTATCCAACACAGACTGCAATCCTTGAAGAAGACCACCGCCACCCCCAGCGATATCACTAACTAAAAAAGTGACCGTCTTATTATCGTCACTTACATCAGTTCCAACTATGTAGTCATCCATTGCTGGAGTGACCGTAGGGTATACCGTAGTATTCTCAATTTTTGCCATTACTCAACTTTTTCTAATTCATTTTTTTCTTTTTCGGAAATTTCTCCAGTTTGAATATCGATAACAGCGTCTTCACCATACTTCTCAGTTAGTCTATCTTCGACTAATTTGTAACTATCTTTTAGCTTCTTAACTTCTGCAAGAAGATGCTCTTTAGTTAGTTCAGTATCAGCGATCTTTAATTTAAGCTGATTAAAAGCGTTATTCATAGATTGAACTTCAACCAATTCTGCTTCCGTAATTTTTTTTGCTTCTGCCATTTTATTTAATTTTAGATTAATATTTAATAGTTACAAAGATAGTAAAATATATTTTGTCGGTCTAACGACTATCTCCCACTTTCAGCTGACTCAAGAATACCATCCGCAAAGTTAAGTCTTACAGGATTACCTCTACAATCACACAGATCTATTGTTCCTGTAAATCCAACTGTACCAGTTATAAATCCAGCACCATTAGTTAACATATTAGTATTTATTGAGGAAATAGGAGCTTTCTGAACTCCACGACCTGGCTCGTCAAATATAAACTGACACTCTTTATTGGGTTGACCACTTGGTGCTGCAAGAATTACATTGTTATTTGAAAGGCCATAATCTACCTCTACACTTGCAGTTCCAGAAGTAGAACCTCCAGTTAGTCCAAGTAATGTTGTTACACCAGTTATAGTACCTACTCCATAACCAGCTCCATTTGTGAGTTGATTATTGTTTGTGATATAATTAGCATTAGTATCTCCTGTAAATCCTAAAGTACCCAGAGACATTGTTCTGGTAGTTACTGATAGAACAACACCATCTTTTGTGTCTAAAGAAGCTAATACATTTTGACCTGAATAGTTAAGGCTTGAGGTTGTACCAATAACTGTGTTACCACTGCTTGTTACATAACCAGCTCCATTGATGAGCTGATTATTATCAGTGGGTATAGTAGTACTGGTAAACGCATTAAGTCCAAGGTTGTTTCCATTAATTTGAATATCTGGGACTTGTATGTCATCCTTAAATTGTATTGCCATTTATATATGTTTATGATACCTTGGCTATCGTGTAGTTTAATGCATTAGCACCTACAGAAGCTGCAACGGTAATTGTTACTTCATTTACCGATGGTCGTGTAATTCGTGCATAAACAGTATCATAATTTCCACTATTTAAGTAAACTTCCACCTGTACATTTCTTGTGTTAAATCCATGATTTATAGTCCAAGATGCTGCACTACCAATAGTTCCGCTTTTATGGTTACCAGTAGAAACACATGATTCAACTTCATCACAGAAGTTAGTTACTTGAGAAGCAGCTATTTGAATGCTTTGTGCTGACTTAGATGTTACCCTACCTTTAGAATCTGTAGTTATACTTAACGATTGACTCGCACTACCTACTGAACCTGAAGATCCTGTATTTGGTAAACTTACCGCACCAGATGAAACGCTAAGTCCACCAGCTGTTGGGAAGTTTGCGATACCTAATACTGTAGCTGTTGCTACATCAATGTTCTTGTTAATCTCTGTCCAATCACCAGCATTTACAGGGTTGTCTTGATTAGCAATAATCAAATCACCAACTTCTAATTGAGGACTCCAGAATCCAGCTGGACTACCTGTACCAGCAACTGTTACTGCATAAGTAAATCCTTTCTTAATTGAAGTTCCTGTTGGTGCAGCTGTTGTTGCATCGTAACCACCTTGATAAATTAAAGCTCCTGATCCAGCAAAAGTTGTATCTACATAGTTCTTAGTTGCCGCATCTTGAGCAGCAGTAGGATCAGTAACATTAATAAGTTTTTTATTATTGATACTAAGGTTTGCTGAAGGTACAGCAAATTGGCTTAATGAAATCTTCTCACTTAAAATTCTTTTATTACCACTACCGTCCCAGAAAGCTAAGTAATCAGTTGATTGATTCCATGATGTTTCAATTGAAAGCTCATCTAAAGCTAAAGCAAAAGATACCTCATCACCAGCAAGGCCTCGTGTTGCAATTCCATTATCACCAGTAAGTGTTAATGTATTACCATCACTTATTGTATTTGTTTGTCCACCATCCGCAGCAACTTCAAAAGAACTCATAGTTCCTGGTGCACTACCAGCAGTAATTGCTGTGACATGGCCAAATGCATTAACCGTAACAGAAGATGGATATGCACTTGTACCAGCGGTTACACCTGAGTTATCATGCTTTACAGTAACTGTATCTGGAGAACTAACTACTGTTGATATTGGAGCAGTTCCAGCAATTGTAACTGTATTACCATCACTAACAGTTTCTGTTGTTCCAGAATCCGCAGCTAAATCCCAAGAAGTCATTGTACCAGCACCACCAGCTGTAGCGGCAGTTACCCTACCGTATTGGTCAACTGTAATGTTAGCCGATGTATATGAACCAGCTGAAACACCTGAATTTGTTAAATTAACATCTAAAGTGTTAGCTGTAGAAGCGTCAAAAGAAAGAGTACCTGTTGAACTTAAAAACTCTACCGTAGCCGCTGAAGCAACAGTAAATGTATTACTACCATCACTAACCTCCCAGCCATTATATCCAGCTGGAACACTTGCCCAAGTACCGTCTTGTCTTAAGAACTGACCAGAACTACCACCAGTTAGGTTAAAGGTTATTGTACCACCTGAACCAGTTAAAGGAGAATTTCCTACAGCAAATGCTGCAATGTTAGAAGTAAATCCAACACTTGTAATTCCAGAATTGTTAGTGAATGGCAAGTCACTAACATTACCAAAGTTTACGACAGAAGATCCATCGCTATACAGAATATCCGCAGATGCTGGTATAGCTGTTCCTTGTGCGTCAGTAGCTTTTAAAACAACATTGTTTGAAGTGTCATAAGCTACAGAAACTGTAGCAACACCAGCACTTGTATTTACTTTAATACCAGAACCAGCTGATACTCCAGTAACAGAACCTTGTCCATCTAATTCTACCCATTGATTGTTAACACCATCGTAGTACTTAATAGTACCAGCGTTAGAGTCATAAACTATTTGACCACCACCGAGATTTGATGATGGTGTACCTGTTGAACTTTGTAATAGAACATTTGATATCTCTGTTCCGTTAAAATCAATTCCTTCTAAAAACTGTATTGCCATAATTGTTATTCTTTAGTTACAAAACGCTTCTCCTGAAAAAGGTGCGTTAAATGTTATTGTTAATTTATTTTTATCTATATAATCTACTCTTCCGTACACTTGCTCCTTAAATGAGTTAACCACACTTACTGATGGATACTTATTTAAGTTGTGATTTACAACCCATACTAACTGTGGTGTTCCTTGTGAAAAATTAAAGGTTTTGTCACCACCTATTGCAGTAGGATTCCAATTCAACAAAGATATGAAATATTCTTCACCAGCTACAAGCGATCCTTGAGACGCTTGATGAGTTAAAGATATATTATAAAAATCCGTTTCTATAGGATCTGGAGTTGCATTACTCCACATATATACTCCGAATTTACTTATGTCTTTTGTGTTAGAAATAAAAACACGAGAGTCAATTAGTTTAGTATAAAAATCAGAAATATCAATTGGATTATTACCCATTGCCAAATACTGTAAGGAATAGTTACTTAACATGAACTGAAGGTTCGCATTAAAAGAAACTTGTGTTCCTTGATTTGGATTAAAAGAAATTGTTCCTTTCTCTCTGGGCATAGTTGGCTGAACAAATTGAAATTTATATCTCAATGTTTGCGAATCTACTGCTGAGGTAAGATTGATAAATTCAATCACCTCTTCAACCGTAAAGTTTTTAGTAGCATCAGTACCTTGCTTAGTACCTATCCACTTGTCTCCCAGTTGAACATTAGACGCTATTGGATAACTTTCAATTCTCATGTTCTTTTACTTTTCTACCTTGAGTTCTTCTTTCTCTTTTATAACACCTGTCTCTAAATTGATTATAGCATCCTTGCCATACTTCTCTCCGAGATCAGTTTCTAAAGCCTGAAACTCTGCTTTAATTCTTTCTACCTTCAAACACAATCCATGTTTTTGTAATGTAAGATCTCCTAATTGAGACTTAACAGTATTAAACTCTGTGTTTAAAGATTGGAGCTTTGTAAGCTCTTGTTCACTTAATTTTTTTTCCATTATAGTAAATTTAATTATTTACGCAAAGATAATAAAAGTTATCGAACCTCTTTTACTTTCCTTGCCCCCTATATTTTTTAGAATAGTTCTTGCTTGACTTAAGAGAACTGGTTTTAGATTTGCTATGTACCCCTGGTCTTTTTTTCTTAGATGAAGACCTATATACAAACGCTACTGATTTAGCCATTTTATTTTTTTATTTTTTCAAATGTTCTTCCACCGAAATAAGATCCAATAACAACCATCAAGATTACTTCTAAAAGTGAAGTCCACTTTTCTTCTACATTAAATGAAATCGTTCCAGCGTCAATGAATATTAGGAGAACTGTACACAACACTAAGAATATTAAGACCATAGGCCTAACATTCTTACTGAGCCACGAATCGGATTTCAAATCGTAGCCCCAACGCTCAGTTACATTTCTTTGCATCTCTGCTTCAGCTTCGATAAAAAGTTTTTGCATTTCCATTTCAAAGGCTGCTTTTTCTTCCTTTGTTTGAATAAACTTATCTGCAATGTTAGCTACCTTATCAGCTACATTTAATGCACCCTTACCAAATATCTTAGTCCATATACTCATTATCTTCTTGATTTTTTACCTACACATTTCCATCTCTTACGAGATAAATTATTAGGAGTGTTAGGATCATTTCTTTTCCCAATAGGTAATCCCATTTTTATTCCATAACTTCTTGCACAATATGAATCACCTTTAGAAGTACCAGGCTTTACTCTTGGGCCTCCGCCTTTAGCCTTACCAGCTTGTCCGTAACTAACCTTCTTACCACTTGCGGTAATTTTTACTTTTGCTTTTCCTTTTCTTGGTGTTGCCATATTATACTCCTTTTACATTTTTAACAAATTGTTTTCCTTTAGATCCTTCTTTCTTTTTCTTTCTTGCGGTTGCAGAAAGTTTACTTTTAGATAATCGTCTTGCTTTTGCTAATGGTAAACAACGATCAGGATTCTTTTTGTTTTTAGATGTACCACATGGCCCTTTTATTTTACCATCAGTTCCAATACGAACCCACTTCTCTTCTCTCCATTTTTTTAACTCCCCCATTACTTTTTCTTTTTACCTTTTGCGTAATTAGGATCTTTACAATACTTAGATGCTGCCATGTTAGCATATGCACTTGGGTATTTATCAAATGTTCTTTTTGCCCAAGCTATTCCAGCTGGACAAATTTTATTTCCTTTTTTCTTTTTAGTTCTTCCAGCCATTAGTTATGTCTTTATATTCTTCTGTCGCATCAAAAGAAGGACAGGCTTTAGATGAAAAATCCCGATGACCATGTATAATAGCATCAGGGTGTAACTTGACTAAAACAGTTAGTAACTGTCTTAAACTAATGATTTGTTCTGGTGTTCTTGTGTCTTTTGGATTTAAGTCTTTATCGACTCCTCCGATATAACATATCCCAATGCTATATTTATTTTTTCCTTTAGTATGAGCTCCTGGTGTAGCGACAGGTCTTCCGTACTCTATTGATCCATCTAATCCTATAACGAAATGATATCCGATTCCTGACCAGCCTCGTGCCTTATGCCAAACATCTATCGTGGCAGCATCGATGTTCTGTCCCTCTCTGGTTGCAGAACAGTGAACTATAATTTTTCTAATCTTTCTCATTATCCTTTCCCTTCGCAAACTTGTAAATCGTAAACGCAATGGCAAGGCTTAATGATATAAATTGTAAAATTTCGTTACACTCGGTAAGTGTTAATCCTAATGCTCCAGCATTTGCCAGGCCTACTTCTACGGTATCTTTCACGCTTTTAGTCATTTTTAATGTTAATTGTATCGCTTTGATACCACTCAATCATTTCAGTATGTGTCGATGTTTCTATCCAGTTGATCATGGTTACAAAGATATAATTATTTATTTAGACTTTTCGGCCAGGTTTCATGGCTCTGGTTGCGTCTCGGACACCCTTACTTTTCTTATGTAAATCGGTATGAGCTTTAACAACACTCTTAACCATGTTGTAAGCTGTCTTGACAGGATTTGGGGGACTACCCATCTTAACTTTCTTTTCAGCCGCAGTTAGCCTACGAAGTTGTTTGTTGGCATTCCTGTGGTTCTTGTTGGTTTTATTTTTTCCGTTGGGATCTGGCATAACTATCTGATTACCAAAGTGCTACAATATTCTCTACAGTAGTTCCTGTTTTTCTTACCATTATAACATTGATAGGATGATAGTGCCCAGGGATTACATTCTTATATGTAATAGGACTCATTCCTGTAACATCATCAGCTTGAGTCCAAGAATGATTTTGTTCTGCCATAACAACTGTTAGGTCACCACCAATAGCTGGGTTTGTCGGCCCAACATTACCTGATACAAATCCTCCAGTATATAGGTTACATGCTTCGGCTTGTCTGTTATAAATATTAAATACTGCACCAGCTGAACCTGTAGCTCCTCCTGAAAGTCTAATGTTTTGATCATCAATAACCTCAAGAACCCAATAAGCCTCTCCGTCTGTTGTATTATATACAATTGCTCCTGGATTAATTCCAGCTGCCTCCAAACCTCCAGATGCTACAGTAGCTAAATCTGCTTTAGTGAAGTCACCTGTTTCGTTTGCAAGTGATAGTATTAATGAATTTGGATCAGGGATTCTAACTTCATCACTTGGGATGACAGCTAATGCCTGTGCGTAATTTAACTTTTGATATGCCATTTTTATTTATTTATTATAAGGAAAGGCTCTGTTCAAGCTATCTCTTCTCTTTCCACAACCACAGTCTTTACCAGTAGCTTTTGATACAGTATCAACTACTTTCTTTATTCCAGTTGCGGTAGTGAACTTCTCTATTGAATCTCCTAACCCTCTTGATGTTTTAGTTCGTTTCATTTTTTACAAGTACATAATTTATTAGGACAAGAATCTACACTGAACATTAACTTTCCAATAAGCCAATTCCATCCACATTGAAACTTGCACCATACGGATTGCATCCACAATCCTATTTTAACAAATAGTTTTCCCATAATTTTATCTTTTATATCCTTTAACAGAGCCTTTCTTATTTCTACATCCCTTGCCGCTCTTGAGACTTCTTGAACAAATGTTTGCTAACTTTTGTCCAACTCTTGCTCCTTTATTAGCTCTTCTTTTTGCTTTACGCATTGCTCGTCTTCCGTATCCTCCTCCTGAAGGTGTGGCTGCTAAAGGGATTGACTCTCTAAACTCCATATTATTTTTTTGTTTTACAACCAAAGTTGTTGGCATAGTTCGCCATTTTAACTACTCTATCAGAATACTTGTCAGTCTTTTTCATAACAGCAGAAGCTGCACTACAAGCATCTTTGAATCCATTAGACTTAGCCCACTTAGTAAAATCACCCTGGCGAGACTTTTTAATCTCAGGAAACTTTTGTTTTGTTTTTCCTTTGTAAGCCATTACTTTCTAATTGCAGATCCGATCTTTTTCTTCACATTATTAATGCACTCGTAAGACATATTGTGATCTCCACCATATGCATGACCGTAATCTTTTTTAGACATTGCTTTAGACTCATCTCTTCTTGCTTTGAAAGACTGAGACTTCTTTCCGTTCTTAGCTCCCAAAGACTCATCAAGTCTTGAGTTGTAACCTTGCTTTTTAGATTTTTTATACATGATAATTAATTTTTAATATTTCACAAAGATAATAATATTTTAAAGACTATCCCCAGGTCTGATCCCAGCGTCTTAGCCCAGCTCTTTCTAATGCTTTAGCTCTGTTCTTCTTTCTTCTTTTGTTACCTCTTTTGTATCTACTCTCAGCCATATCCTCCCTCATGTTTGCTCTCTTGATTCTTCTTTCAGATGCTTTGTTAACCATCTTCATTCTTTTAGCACCCCTATCTTTAATCCTGTTTTCTGTCTTAGCTGCTCTACTTGCTGCTTTATCCATAGTCTTCATAGACTTACCAGCAACCTTCTTTTGTTTATCAGCTAACTTTTGCTTTCTTTTTTCAGAAGAGGTTTTGTTAATTTTGCTTTGAATCTTATCGTATTTAGCAATTGCTTTTGAAGCAGCATTACCAGCTTTCTTTTCAAAACGAGATTTACTCTTTTCAAGTTTAGCAGCCTGAGATTTTTTGTTTGCCCTATTCTTTTCTATATTCTTATTAGCAGCCTTTACCCTTCTTGAAACAGCATCTCCTTTTGATTTAATGTTTCTTTTATCAGCGGCAATCTGTTTATTAGTTCTGTTCTTTCTAATTTTAGATTGTCTTCTTGCAATCTTCTCATCTCTAACAGGATCTAAACTGGATGGTCTTTTAGCCCTAACTCTTTTGTGTTTTGAGTCTGGGCCAATATACTTCTTCCTTTTCTTATCTTCAGGCATATCTTTTAATTTTGTACTTTCGTATCCACAAAGATACAAATTAAATTTAATGCAAAATATAGTACGAAAGAACTACGATAGAGTTCAGCCCTCCCATGATTATATGAAGTATTGGAGGGTGATAAGGTATTGGGCTAAAGCCAAATACAAGGTCGGAACTCCAGACATTGATATGCTATTTTTTCTATATAGCGAACAGATATTCAATAAGACAAAGTTTAAAGAATTCGAAGAATGCATGTCTTGGGATGAACCCAGATTCCATAGGCTTCTAAAAGAAGGATGGATACATATATGGAGAAAGAGAAACGGTAGCGAAGCTACCTTGTACGAATTATCCTACAAAGGAAAGAGACTTGTCAATACTTTATATAAGAAACTTAATGGAGAAGAAATAGGGGAGAACCCAAGAGTTAACCCCCTATTTAGAAATGATGCATCTTATATGGATAAGATATATCGGAATATGATTATAGAGATGAATCAGTTTATAAAACAACAACGACATCTCTCTCAGTGATAACCATATAAGGATTATCCTCGATCAACATCTCGTGTCCAGATGATTTATCATAATAGATAATATCACCTTCGTTTATAACACTCACATCTGTACCTGACTTAATTACCTCACCCTTACGATATCTAAAGTCCGATGCGTCTTGTGCTGAAAGCAAAAGACCTGATTCGGTTTTTAGTTCTTCTTTAATGGTTTTGATAATAATGTATTTACCTATTGGTTTCATCTTTCAGCTCTTTTATGTGTAACGATTGCATTAGTAGTTAAGATAGTTGTGGCTACACTAATAGCATTCATCAATGCGTTCTTAGTTACTTTGGCTGGATCTACAATCCCCATCTCAATCATATCTCCATACTCTTGTTTAAACACATCGTATCCTTTTGTATTGAATGCTGGGTATGGTGCATTTTCGAAATCACCAAAAGCTCTCTCATCATATATCTCTTTCAATACTTCATCTTCATCTAATCCAGCGTTCTTAAGTATTTGTTGAAGTGGTGCTTTAAGTGCTTCTCGAATAATCATTTCAGTAGCCTGGTCTTCTGCAATAGTTTCATCTGTTGCATCTTCACAATTACAACCGAAGTGACGGTGTATATCATATAAGAATAATCCGCCTCCAGGCAGAATGCCTTCTTGTAGTGCGGAACGCACTGCACACACCGAGTCATCGACTCGGTCAAATTTTTCTTTTTGCTCTATATCTGAGTTAGCTCCAACATATATACAACCAATACCTCCAGCCAAACTCGCAATCCTTTCGTTGATAAACTCTTTCTCATGTTTAGCTGTGGTATTATCTTGTTGAACTTTTAGTTCTGCAATTCTATTAGTTATCTCTTCTGACTGATCTCCATCTTTTATAATTACTGTATTTGTTTTACCTACAATAATCTTATCTGCAAAACCTAAATCGTCTGCTGTGATTAAAGATAAATCATCTCCAGTCTTTTCAGAAAAGTATTTAGCCCCAATAGCTAAAGCAATATCTTGCATAAGCTCGTGAGTCTTATATCCAAATGAAGGCGGTAGTATATTACAGAACTTCAAACCATTACGAGCAACATTAGCTGCCAGTGTATTAATTACATTACCAGAACATGTTCCTATGATAAGTAACTTTTCTCCAGCATTGATAATTGGTTTTAGAATATTTTCGATTTGAAGGATATTGTTAATCTCAGTATCACATACTAATACTCTAACACCCTCCATGATACACTCATCTTTTCTCTGGTCATTAATAAACAATGGTGAAGTATAACCTCTATCGATTCGAATACCGTTGGTAACTTCAGAGTAAGTTTCATCTGTTTGAGATCTTTCAACTGTTACTATTCCATCTTGACCAACTTGCTTATATGCATCAGCAATAATTTTACCTAAATCAAAATCATTGTTAGCAGAGATAGAAGCAATGTGATATAACATATCATCGGTAACCTCAACTGAGCGTTCTTTAATCTTTTTAAGAATAATTTCAGAGTCATACTTAATTCCATTAATTACCTCCCACACATTGTGATGAGGTTGTATCCATTTTAGTCCAGCCTTTACAAAAGCCTCAGCTAATACAATAGCAGTAGTTGTTCCATCTCCAGCTACATTAGCTGTTTTCTCAGATGCTTGTTTAATCATTCTAACCGCAAGGTTCTCAATTGGATCATCGAGATGAATTGACTTAGCTACAGTAACTCCATCTTTGGTAACTGTTAATCCTTGTAAATGGTCTGGTGATTCTACCAACACTGTTTTACCTCGTGGCCCAAGTGTTGATTTAACTGCTTTAGAGATTTTAGTTATTCCGCTGATTAACTTCTCTCTTGCCTCCTTATCAAAAGTAAGGTCTTTTGGAATGTATCCTTGTTCTGCATTCATAAGAAATATATTTAATTTAAATTAATTATGGGCAAAGATACTAAAAAAATATTTGTGTCAATGTGTCAATGTTTTTTTATTTATAGACTATATATATTCTATTACTATATATTATTTTTTTATTTATAAAATATTAGATTTCGTTGACACTTCGACACTAATTAATATAAGTAACTATAAATGAGTAACTTACAAAGTGTCAATAAAAACAGGGCTTAACACTGTATATAAAAAAAAGAGGCTACCTCTCAGTAAACCTCTCTTACAACAGAACAAATGGGATTTCTTTAGAACTTAAATATCTTCTTATGTTCTTTACGCATCTCAGCTCTTTCAATACCGTCAGCGATTTTATCTATTTCATATTGCTTCTTCATTTGATTTCTATACATCGAAGCCTCTTGGATTCCAGTCATACCAACTGGGCGATCATTAATTAATCTTCCGTTCTTAATTCTTAATCCGTCCATGTCTGCGTACTTTTTCATATCGTTTATTTTTTACAAAGATATAAAAATTTTTTAGATGTCTGGGGGCTGAGGGTTATATGTCATCATACATTGCGTTGTGCGTTTAGAAAACAAAAAAAAATTTGCACCCCCCCCTAACCAAATCGGTTCACCTTGTCCAAATGTTTTGGCTTTTTTTCCAGCTGGGCTGGATGGCTACCTCTGTCCAGTTAGATAGGTGTACCAGTTACCCTTGTCCAGTTGTCGTTGTCCAGTTAAGTTGTCCAGTTAAGCTACCTTCCCCCATCTGACCAGTAAGGATAAGACAAATGCTCACTTTGAATAGACAAAGAGAGATGTCTTATAACCCCTGACCGAGAGCCATAATGCGTAAACAAAACAAAAAAGTTAT